ACAACAGATATTACTCGTGTAGTTCCAGTAGGCACGCCAACGCAACCACAAAAACGTGACTATACCTTGGTTTTAAAGTGTCATATTGCTTTGGCCAAAACGATTTATCCAGAAGGTTTAGCTGCTCCTCTACTCGATTCAATTTGTCGGCATACCTTATGGCAACATGGTTTAGATTATCGACACGGAACAGGTCACGGCGTAGGCTTTGCGCTTAATGTTCATGAAGGGCCGCAAGTTCTTTCTTATTACGCGCCTATTCATGCCTACAGCAAACTACGCGCGGGCATGATCCTTTCTAACGAGCCGGGCTTATACCATGAAGGACAATACGGCATTCGTATTGAAAATCTGGTTGCAAACAGACTTCACTCAGGGTTTGAAAAAACTTATGGTGAGTTTTTGGAGTTTGAAACACTTACGCTTTGCCCAATCCATTTAGACTGTATCGTTGTTGATATGCTTAACAATGAAGAGAAAGACTGGCTAAATGCTTATCACCAAATGGTTCAAGAAAGACTAGCTGAACATTTATCTGGAGAGGTTCTAGACTGGCTGATTTACAACACTCGTGCGATTTAATCTGCTTTTCTAACTAAGGCAGAATAATTTTTAGTTCTAATGAAAAAGCCGATTCTGCCCTAGTTGCACATATCTCTGTTTCTTAACAGATCTAATATCAATTTAAAGCTGACTTTTTTGGCAAATTTCTAACGAATGAAATAGTTAAACTGGTCACTTCATTTTTTGTTATATTAGCCGCTTAGATAGCGGCTTTATTTTTGCCTACGATTTTGGTGTGATAATCAAAACGGGTAATTAAACAGGTAAAAATTTAAATAGCTATTTAAATAAATATCATATATCAAGAGGTTAGACTCAAAATGCTTCTAATGATCGATTAGAAGAAGTGAAATCCGACCACATTCGTTCACATTCGCTATCTAAAGTTCATCTTAATATTCATCTAACACATACATCCGTTTTAATTCGCTCGCGTTCGGTGACATTCGCTATTTTTGTGAGTAACATTGTGAGTAATCATATTTTTCACTTGCGTTACTCACTCAAATGCTCAATGACACTAAAATTAAGCAATTAAAACCAAAAGATAAGTCTTATCGTGTTGCTGACCAAGCGGGGCTTTGTATTGAGGTCCGTACGAATGGCTCAAAGTTTTGGCGCTTCCGTTATCGGTTTCTTGGAGCTGCCAAGATGATAAGTCTTGGTGAGTATCCCATTGTGACATTGGCGCAAGCAAGAAAGCTAGCCCAAGATCAAAAAACTCTTCTTAGCCAAAATTTAGATCCTTCTCAGCAAAGACAGGAAGATAAGGCTAAAGCTCTATTAACAGAGATATGTCTCTTTAAAAATATCGCCAAAGAATGGTATGAAGGCAGAAAAGAAAAGCGTTCAGTTAGTTATCGACGTGCTGTTGAAACTGCATTCGAGAAAGACCTTTTTCCAAGTCTCGGCAATAAAGACATTAAAAATATTACAGCATTTGATGTTCTTCAGATGCAAAAAAAGACTGTAGCCAGAATAAGAAAACAATCTAACTTTGGTACTGGTGAAGCGACCGCAATTTTAAATAGACAAATTACTAGTCAAATCCTTGATTATGCAATTGCCACATCGCGTTGTGAGCAAAATCCTATCTCGGCACTTAAAAATACAATTGAGCGACCTGCTAAAGAAGGTGCGCGCCCTATGTCTGATGTAGAAAAAGGTGTTTTTTGGGATAGATTTACAAATTATAAAGGTGCTGCAACTACTAAAAATAGTATTTTGATTCTAATTTATTCGATGCTCAGATCTGTTGAAGTTACCCGACTTCAATGGGAGTGGATGAATTTTGAAGATGATCTAATTAGGATCCCTCCAGCTTCAAAGGAGCAACTAAATTCAGGGCAACGGAATATCAAAATGAATAGGGAGCATATCATTCCTATGTCCAAACAAGTGAAGGCTATATTGATTGATCAACTCTCACAGACCGGAACTGGAAAGTATGTCTTCTCTAGTGTGTTTAATCTAAATAAGCTTATGAATAAGTCTTCAATTAATAGTGCTCTTGCATCAATGGGTTTTGATGATCTGACTGCACATGATTTTCGTGCTACTGCTTCAACCATTTTGCATGGACTTGGCTACCCTTCTGATCATATTGAATTGCAGCTGGCTCATGTAGATAAAAACAAAATTAGAGATACTTATAACCATGCCCTCTATTTAGATGAGCGTAGAATAATGATGCAAGACTGGGCAGATATTGTAGACAGTTGGGCGGATTAGTGCTGTTTCCTCTGAAACTGGCACCAGATGCCCTTATAATAAACTTCATCTCGAAGGAAATTAATTTTTAATTCATTGCCACTATAGTCATAAATTTTTGTCACCTCTCCATTTTTATCAAGCTCGGCTGGTAAATCTACAAAGTTAGTGCTCCATTTTTAAAGATCTTGATTAGCTGTGTAGACATTAAAGCGCTCTCCTTTTATTAAATGATAAAAAAATTGAGGATAATGGGAAATAGTTCTTGCATTGTGACTAGTCACATTATATGATTAATTCATACCCAAGGAGCAATGCAATGAAAACTTATCATGCTACTAACAATCAAGAACTAAAAGAAATCATCAAAGGACATGGCGATTATACTGGTCTTTTTACTTCTGAAAACATTGCCCTAACTGCTAACGGGGATTATGGGGACTATATCTACACTGTGGAGTTTGAAAATATCTGTGAGAAATCTGATATTGAAGAATATTTAGAAAATAATCCTGATTTTTTGGAAACTCATCCTAGCTTTGTTATTGATTGTGATGATGCAGAACAAGATGGCACATATTTCGAGAACCAGCAATTACGCGCTTTGATTGCTACTGAACTAGGTTTTGATGCAGTTGAAGAAAATGACGGATGGTTAGTTGTTAATGGCAAAGTAGAGTTTTTAGGACATCGCAAAAGCGAAGAAGTTGAAACTGAGATTGAGGAAAACTGGTAATGGCTCAAACATCAGCAGAAAGAAAAAAAGTAGAACGTAACAAGAAAAAAGAACAAGGAATGAAAGCAAAAGAAATATGGTTTTTACCTGAAAATATAATTTTTATAGAAGACTTTATGAAAGCAAAAGACTTGGAGTCTTTTGAAGATGCAGTGAATGAAATAATTAAAAGTTCCAAATAGCCCTACTCAAAGGGCTTTGACACAAATGCCAACATTAACTGAGGTGTTCATTGTGTGAGCTGTGCAACCTGAGAAAAGTAGACACAGAATTGTGATGATCGATGCAACTTTAGTACGTTTACACATATAAGTTACTTCTTTAAAAAAAGTGCTCGCTCTGCTTCACGACGACGAACTAAACCAGGTAGAACTTTACCTCCTGCTTTTTTCCAGACAAGAAATTGATCAGCCGCACCTTGATAGTCACCTTTGTTTAATTTCTTAAGTAGAGTTGACGTACTTAAATTGGTTTCTCCAAGATTGTATGTAAAGGATGCTAGAGCATCAAATTGGTTTTGACTAAGCGGCACTTTAACAAGCTTGTTTATAGTTGCTTCAAACTTTGATAAATCATTTCTAAGATATTCTTCTGCTTGTTTTTCAGTGCACACATCACCTTTTTTGACTCGAATGCCATTGGGATATTTGATAGTCCCAAAACCAATTGTCCAAACACCTACACCATCATCGTATGCATACAGACGCTTACCCTCAAAACCTTTGATGAGGTTTAGTCCTGCATTACTTGTCGTTTTACCCATCTCTGTTAATCCTCTTCTCAATCAGGTTGCTAACAAAATGAGTGCCCATATAACCAATGCCTGATGCAATACCTACGGATACAATCTGAGGCACATTAAGCCACTCAAGTAATGACCAGACGCCAACTGAAAAAAGTCCACACATAATGGATTCTGCCCAATCAGCCTTACCTAGTTTTTTCTTCGTTCGGAAATAAGCCATAATGAACCCCATAAAAAATGAAGTGATTGCTGTGCCAAAAGTCTGTAGAAACTCTTGAATGAATTTCCATGATTCCATGCCATACCCCTAATTTTTCGGCAATAAGAAAGCCCTAACTTATTTAAAGCTAGGGCCTATATAGATTGATTGTGTGATTAACTAAGTTTGATCGTTGCTTGGGCATAGCCATTTACAACGGAGCAAAGCAAACCACCGTCACTGACTATTTCGCTATACAAAGTAAAGTTATCATTAGAATCAACTACTGTTGCTGACTTTCCGTTAAATAATCCAAGATTAGGTAACTTTAACAATGAAGCACTTTGATGAATGTCCAAAACGACAAAGATTGCACCATTATCTTCATACCACCCATATACAGTTGCCTCAGGGAGCACATTGGGATTAAATAAAATCCTATATGTAATCGTATTCACCACAGTGTTTAGATTAGTTACTAATGCTTTCGGATACATCTTACGAGTTGGCCCATTAAAGAAGCCAGCATCAGTTGTATTTGCTCGAATGCTTGATTGAGTTGCACCACGACTTAAGCTATACCCAATAACATGTCCAAACTCTTTAGTTGCACCGTTCTTGACAATCTGAGCCATTCGGTCGGGTGGATTATTATCATAGCTCCAATTTGCTTTAAGTAAGTTAATAACATCAGTTACTGACGTAACATCAATAACATTACTCAAGTTGTATGTGTTTGAACCAACAGTTACAGGGTTCATTTTTGGCACATAGTAAAGCAGTGTTTTTCCTGTGTAGTTCAGCGGCAAAGCTTGGGTTAATCCAGCAAAGTTAAAATTAATATTCGACTTCTTCTGAAATTGAGTATTAATAGTTAAAGCGCCATTCTGCACATACTTATAGCTAACTTGTACATTGACATCGTAGTCAATTGCCGGAACATTCAGCTCTTGTTCTGTCGCAGTGCCTACATGAGCTTGCAGATAACTAATAATCGCAGGCACATTCATAATATTGTATGTGTCAATAAACTCGACACTTTCGACATCATAAAAGCCCGAAGTTGCAATTGTCTTATAACCATCGACAACAATCTTTTTAACGTGATTGTTAATCGCGGTATATAACTGAGTAATTGCGTCACTAGCAACTGCAATACTAGCAGTGTTTGTTGCACCACTAACATGAGTTAGTGTATTGCCGGTTAATAAAGTATTGTTGTATACCCACTGTGCAGAAGTACCAGTATTATCAGATACAAACCAAAGTTTATTGGCGTCAACAATGCGAACTAAAGTATATTCGCGTGTACCGTTGGACCACTTCGAGCCTACATCAACATAGCCTTTTCCGTGACCTATCTGTGTGATTTCATGAACAATGAAAGCACCGTGGTTTGCTCCAATGTATGTACCGTTGTAATTCATCGGTGCAGCATCATCACCATGGTTCACAACTAACGTTCCTGCATTATATGCAGTGACTAAGTTTTCTTTAGCGGTAGACTTAGGTATGGTTTTAATCTGATATGGGTTAATTACATTGTTATTCCACTTTGTAGTTGTTCCATATTGCACCATCTGTACCATGTCAACCGTATCGCTGAAAGGTGTACGGATGTATGCGTAAACGCCATCAATATATAACGTAAATGTATTACCCGCTGTAACAACTGTTGTGGCGCCACCACTGTCAGGCACATCAATTATTGCAGATGGCTTTACCCATAATTTCTCTTGCCCATTAGGATCATATGCTACGTAAGTTGAACGTTTATAGCCCAACTCCAGCTGCATACCATTGATCAAATTATTAAAATCTGTAGTGGTATGAGCTGCATAAACAATCATCATTGAGACGAAAGCAATAGTTGAGTTTTCAGGGATTGTGAAAGTTACTGTTTTGTCACTATCTGCGTATGTAATGCCGGTTGGTGGATTTGGGTTTACTATTTCGCCAGCTGAACCCTGTGCAGCATCCATACCCAAAAACACACCATTCTTATCATATGTATAAATAATCCGTTTGAAAGCAAAGGAGGTACTTAAAGGCATCCAGAAAGTATATGTTCCTCCCGCCTGTACTGCCTGTTTTCCAAATGCGATACCATTCGCAAAAGTTGTTGTTGCTCCAGTTTGAAAACTAATTAATTTTGCATCTTCCGCTAATGCCTTATTGAATTGATTAATACCTATAGTCTTAATGAAGGATGATAAAAGTAAATTCTCATTCCTGGCATCTCGAGGTGCAATAAACTCTGCGTTCGATCCATCCGCAATGAATGGGCTATGAACGTACATTTCACGTGTGCCAGTAGTCAGCATATTCACGATTAAGCGAATCTTCGTGGCTCCGGCTGTAACGCCTGAAACATTGACTTTATATGTCTGTTTAGTGACTGCTGCTGTTATGCCCGTTGCTGCGTATTGTGAAGAAATAAGAGAGCCAGCATCATTACGCTGCTCAATTCCGACAACACCGTTTGAGCCAGTTGTTAAACCTTCAATAGTAATGGAACCAGAAAAATCTCTTAAGAATTGGGATGCAGGGAGCTCCCAATAAACAGTGATTGGTGTTCCAGTTGTTGCACTAACTAGTTTTAATTGCTTTAGGCCATTTCTGTATGGGTAAGTTGCAGTTCCCACAACAGAAGTTGGTGCTGTTATAAATGTGACTTGCTTAAAGTCTAGCTTGTTTGGATTTTGTGGGCGGTTTGATTCCAAAGTTCTAAGAGAATCCAATGAAACCTTAACAGCTTGGTCAAATTGGCTTAAACCCTCATCAATCCAAGTAGTCCCATTCCATAAATATAGTTTTTTTGTGTCAAAGGCATAACCAACTGAAGGATTGACAGTTGGCGTTGTAGCAAGTAAGGCGGCTTCTGTTAGATAGGCTTTCCAGCCACCTGTCTCCATTAGGATTCGAACTAACTTTGCTAATGTAGGGTATTGTTGCCCTAATCGAGTTAAAACTTCATCAATATCTGAACCACTTATAAATAGCTCTAAACTATTAGCATCTAAAGAGGCGTTTACTAACTGTTCCCGAGTAATGATTTCATCAGCCATTACTTTTCTCCAAGCAATAAAAAAGCCCCTGTTAGGGGGCTTAGATTTCTGTTAATTAATTAAATAAAGTCGTGGTCACGCTCATAGAATCGGTCATCGTAATTTGATGCTTTCAGCGTGTTAGTCATTTGGGTTTGGGGTGTCAGTTCTTCGAGCATGAATGCATCGATCTCGGCTTGGTCAGCTCTAACCAATGTATAAAGCGTCTTCACATATCGATCAGGATCAACTACAAGTGGTTGAACTGGAGGTCTAGAAAGAACTAATGAATAGTCATCTGTTCCTACAGTGCACGGCACCATATCCACAGTGGCATTGGCTATTTGCAAATGAACGTAGTAATCATGCCCAACCTCAAACTTGCACGGCTGAGAAGTCATTACTGTTAGACCATCTACACCAGTAACTTCACCGTCTTGGGCGTCAACAACGGTGTTGTTGGCATTTAAGATCCGGTCATTGCGGATAAGAAGTTCAGACTCATCCAACACTTCCACTTCACAAGACACGTACTTGTAGCGGAGCTTGTTCCACTCACGCCATGCACGTGTTTTTGCTTGTTCTTCATTGCGAATACCAGTGGTCGTAATCTTTAATGGATTCTTGGGCGTGACATCTTCAGGAATGGTGTATTTGATGCGGGCATCGTCTACATCTGAAGTGTATTCAAGCTCTACTCCGTCATAATCTTTCTGCACACCAAACGTATAAGAACGCTTTTCGCTTAAAGGCACTTTGTTTCGATGATTAAAAAGTAAGACTGAGTTTTCCTGAGGCTGTTCAAACTTGATTCGAGTAAGGCTACCGAACCGGTACGGCTCACAGAATGCAGCACTTGCAACCATTCCTGCAATTTCCTCAAAACTCAAGTTGTCATCGTCAATGGTGTAATTGAACTCAGACATAACATCTGAGCCAAAATACGCATTCACTTTGTCAATCTCCGCATTGATTTGTGCGATGTCCACTTCCGCACTTGTTCGTCGGCCAATGTAATCATCTAAGGCAAGGTTAATCAGTGCTTGTCCTGCAGAGCGTGTGACTTGTAAAGGCCCTGTCCCATTTAAAGGAAGCTTACGATTAACTAAGCAATTGAGCTTACGTTCTTTGATAGACAAAGCGCCATCTGTCGCCACTGTTCTAGAACGCACAACTGTGACATTGCCATAGTCGCTAATGCTTGAATCAGTCATGCCATATACAGACTTAATCTTGCAGGTGTCTTGAGTTTTACCTGCTTGAGTTGGTGTGGTGCGACTTAAACGGAATCGGAAAGAGCCAGCCGTTGGCAAATCGATATAAATCGTTTTACCGAACTGAGATTTGTTATTAGCACGAATTTCTTGGTTTATGGTGGTGATAGATCCAACTGGATCACCATTCCCATCGATTGCCTGTAATTCAATTATTACTGTGATCTTTTCTTCCCATACCCCGCCTTTTGAATCTTGATAGAACAGACCATTAGGAAAGAAGAAGTTAAACACTGCTTGAGTTGCCTCAGGCATATCAAAGTTGAACCAACCGACATGCTTGGAACTCACAGCATCAAAGCGGACTAGAACGTCTTGCCCTTGTGTGCTTTGGTTTGGAAGTGTCAGTAGCTTATCCCAATCACTGTTAATTGCTGATGGATTCACCAATGCAATCGTATCGGCCGTAACACTATTGATTGTGTAAGTGTCATCGAGCGTTATAGAGTTTGCATTGCGGTTCAGTTCTGCCCCGGCTGTGATGGTGTAACTCGTATTTACATAGGTCCAGTTAGCATTTACAGATTCAGGATTTGATAAAGAAATTTCGTAGTGAAAGCCACCAGAAATAACTGTTTTAGTCACACCAGAAACGATAAATTGACCAGACAAATCACGAACATTCGTTGAAATCTCAACAAGTGCCCCTGTTAATTGAAGTCCTTTAAATAGGTTTGGATTATCAATATTTGTGGAAGATTCGATGATGACTATATTGTCTTCATTCACCATAATCGAACCTGACAGATTTACATCTTGCACACCATAAACCGCACCACTCAAAGCAATACGATCACTAGCTGCAAACTTCTGTGTAAAGTCTAAACCAGTGGATTTAATTAAGTTCGGACTTTGAAACCAGATGCTGCTTGACTCAAGTACTGCACTGTTTGGTTGTTCAATTGTTTGGCCATTGATTGATGATGAGGTTCTTACATACTTTGGTAGTTCCGTGAATGGTTCACCTACTTGATAAATTGGTGTGCCTATAATCGAAGTAAATGGGTCATAAGCAGAAACTGATGTGCCAGCAATATTAGCAACATCAGTGTCACCATCTCGCATATCTAAGATTTGACAGTACCCGCGAGTAACTGCCATCAAGCACTCTTCAGTTTCGACCCCATCAATATAAAGAGTATAGGTCTGTGCAATTAAGTCAGGATATGAACGCACTTGCCCGAAAATATCTGGAATGCGGCCATTTATTCGTGCTTGGTTAGAACGTTGAGCCAATTCGTTGTTAGATGAACCTACCGTTGGAGACTGTGGCTTAGGCATCGTTAAAACAGTGTAAAGACTGTATGCCGCAGTAATCGCCACAATGGCATAGTAAAGGAACTGTAACCAAGCTGGTTGAATGACTACATAGAACGTGCCTTCAAGAGTTTGAATGTGTTGGAGCTGAGCATTAATTTTCTTTGGATGATTAGGAGTAACATCGCAGGTTTCTGCCATATGATTATGGTAAATCCTGGCGTTCTCAGGCCACACATCAAACTGTTGGTAAATGTATGCCAGAACATCTTCAACTTCTGCTTCAGACCTTCCTTCTTCACTATATGGATCAGGAACGATGATGACTTTTTTCAAGCTCATGTGTAAAACCTCGCTTCCCGAAAGTTCATTGAAATAATCTCAAGAGGTACGTACTGCACCCCTCGTCCCGTTAAATGCAAAACCTTGTCGCAATAAAAAAGCCCGACATGAGTCGAGCTTCTAGATCCATTTGTGAAAAAGACAATGCAAGGGGAAATCGGTTCAGTTAGCTTTTTAAAACGGCCTTTACCATTTAGAAATCGATCGAGACGTTTCTTTAAATCCTTACCAGTTACCCGTTCCCAAGCTTCACAGAGGAATTCATTGCAGGTGTAGTCTTTAGTCCAAACACGGCTATGCAAGTCATCAAGATTCATATCATGCCCCGCAATAATGGGAACCGCTCAAGATCATAGATTTCACCAGTTTTTACACTATTAAGTTCAGGTGCTTGAGCATCGAAAGTACAGTTGCCTGAACCATCTTTGGACATTGAAGCTACTTCTAGTGTCTGTAGTGAAACCATTGGAGCTGTTAAATCATCATCTCGATATAGTCTCCACTTAACCGTAGGTCTAACTTTCCAGTTAGTTCCACGCCGAGCAGAAACTACCGACTGAATGAGTTCATCCTCAACATCACCAATGGTAAGGCTTAACTTCTGATCAAGGTCATTTGTGACTGTAGAGCGTTGTATGGACATTGCTTGATAATCGTATTGAATATCAGGTCCTGCCGACTCATGCTTTACCATTACGCCTTCAGTATCGTTTTTGACGAATCTAAATGGCTCAGTGAAATCAGGATGAGAAATCTCGACACATTCCAACGGCACAACACCACTGCTTGAGTTTAGAAAGAAGGATGTATAGTCAGGCATCTAAATCCCCTCCATGGCATTTGGCAGGTCTTCGTTCACCAGCTTTTCAAGAGGATTGACGATTGAAGCTAAGTCCTGATTACCATTACCTGTTTCAACGATAATCCAGTTCAATGCTGAGTCAACAATTGGCTTAACTTTTAGCTGAGCAGTAATTGTATAAACTGGGCCTTGCATGCTTGTTAGTTGGAAACTATCAGGTACAAAGTAGCACTCATAAGGCTTAAATTCAGGTCCGTTTACCCGAAGAGAAGCATTAAACTTCTCTCCTGGTGTTTCGCACCATACGTTATAGAATGCATCAAGATATTGGAAACCACCCTCAAGCACTTTCCACTGAACGCTTACAGTGTGAAAACTGTTTTTACTCAACCTGCGATATCTATCAGCACCACCATCCAAAGCCTGTGCGCCCACTCCGCTGTTATAAGAAACAGAGTAGCCTTCTTGTGTTGAGCAATACATTAATGTGTTCATAATTGCCTCGTCTTAGCGCTTAGGAGCGACATTAAAGTTTTGTTTCATCGACTTATTGATTCGGCTGTTTGGATTATTCAATCCAGCTAACATAGTCTGCTCTGCAACATCACTTGCAATCTGTCTAATGCGGACATCTAAGGTGCCGTCACTGTTTTGAGTAACCTCAGCAGTTTGACCGGGTAAGTTATAAATATTCACAATAGGCTGATTTGAAGATGCCTTATCAAGGCTTTGACCTGAATTAATTGCATTCAATGTATCTACACCAACCCGTTTAGTAGCAGCGGCATTCAATACATATTCCTGACCATGAACCACACCTGCTACATCACCTCGCCCCATATCGCCTGTGTAGCCACCTGATGAGAAGCCTGATATTCCTGCGACACCTTGGGCCATGATTAATGCAGCATTTACATAACCTGTGGTTTTCATCATTGTAGATAGCGGAATACCAGCCACCGGCCCCAAACCAATTGGAGGTGGAGCAAGTGCTGCTGCTGAAGCAAGGTTCCCATAGATAATTGCTTGAGCTGCTGCCATCCCTTGTTGTATGAGATACATTGCTTTATAAGCACTAGATTGCTCCCCTTGTGCATCCTTAATAATACTGGTCATCATTCCCCATGTTCCCTGAGCAGCTGAGAGCATGGACGAGTACATGTTTAACTGACTTTGATTTTGGTTAAACTGTAAATCACTATATTTCTGAGCATATTCCTCTTGGATCTTGAACTTGTTCTGCTCATGAAGCAAAACTGCATCTTCAATCCGTTTATTGTATTCAAGTGTGGTAATAACTTTCTGCTCAAGTTGGATTTTGAGCTCATCCCTTTTGTTAATGAGGTTCGTATCATTTTCAGAAAAAGCATTTCTTTCTCCAAATTGCAAAGAAAGTCCTTCTCTTTGCTCAAAAGGTGCAGTTAAAAGATCACGTTGCTGTTTTAGCTCTACAAGTGCTCTCATATTTGCTTGTTCATATGAAGCTAGGCGAGCCGCTTTAGTAAGGTTGATTAAAGTCAGTTCATGCTGATATTGCTGATCAAGATATTTAATCGCCTCATCACGTTGATCCTTACTTAATTCAATATCATGAGCCGCATTAAACTTCTTGCGATCAAAACTATCTTTAAGTAATTGTTCTTCAGTCAGATTAAATTGCTTGTAATCATCCAATTTGGTTTTTAAAGCTTGTTGAGCAATTGCAATATCGGTTTCTGCACGAGAAGTTAATTCAGCCTTGATTTCTTTCGACCGTTCAGGTGTGAAGTTTGCTTTATCAACATCTTCTAACTTTTTGGCAAGATCATTTCTAATCTTGGTGACTTCATTTGCAACATCATTCTCCAATTGAAGACGCAGTTTTGCCTGATCTTCTGCCATTTTTGTGGCATCTTGCAGAAGTTTGTCGAAGTCTTTAGATGAGATATCTCCAGCCGTATAGCCATTGGCACCTGCAACATATCCCTGAAAGTCTTTCCAGTATTGGTTGTTATATTTTCCAATACCTTTACCTTTCTGAACATTACCTTCACCAGCATGATAAGCGCGAACAGCCTTCTCTAAATCACCCTTAAAAAGCTTCAAAAGATAAGACATGTACTTACCTGCACCTTCCGCTGATTGAGCTAAGTTTGTACGGTCTTTTACTCCATATTGCTTAGCTGTTCCGGTAAGGAACTGAAAACCTCCAGTTGCACCAGTACTTTTATTTACTTGATCTGTACGCCCTGTATTACCTGTCTCAATTGCATGAATTGCAGACAGGGTGCCTGCAGGCAAGTTGTATTTAGATTCAATTGCTGCAAAGCCATACTTAGCTGCATTTGCTTGGATTTTGGCATTCACAGCCAGTACTTTCTGCTGCTTTTCAAGTTCACTAGTATGTTTTCTTTCAGCAGCAGCTATCGCATCTTTTTTGTCCTTAAGATTATCCAGAGCTTTTTGTGCACGCACAATCTGCTCTATTTCTTCATTAGTGACAATTGCGGTTGTGCCGGGTGCTGCAACAGCTTGTTTTGCTTTTTGCAACTCATTAATCTTTTTAATAGTTTCTTCACTATATCCAAGATTCAACAAAGCAAGCTCTTCATTAGAATTAAGAACTTCAGTACGAAGACTATCAAAGTATCCTTTCTGTGCTTTGGTGGCCTTTTGTGCTGCACTCTCATTACCAATTAAAGCTTTTGAGTTGTCATCAATACCAGCAACTGCTGTCTGAGCTTTTCGACCAGATAATTCAACTTCAATACCAAAAAGCTTCAACGAATCTCGAGTCGTTTTTGCTTCCTTAGCATTCTTTTCAAACTCAGCAGTGTTTTCTTTGATTGCGTTATAAATATCTTTACTTATACGCAACTCATTAAAGCGCTTAACAGCATCATTCATGCTAATAGTGCCATCTCTAGCATCATTAACCACCTGAACAATATCTTTGTTTCCTTTGTAGAGTTGTGCAATGGCGTTTAGTTGGATATTAATTTTACTGCTTGATTCGGCAAGGGCCTGATTCTGACGTTCAAAAGAAGTAGTCATATCATTAATAGCTGAATCTTTTTCCAATCCTTTTAAAGCTAAGAGTTCATCTTTTGCCTTTTTAGCGACTGCTGCTTGTTCTTCAAGTTTCTTATTGGCTTTGTCAGAGCTATCACGCATTAAGAGATAACCAGCAGCCAAACTTGCTACAGTAATACCAATGCCAACTGGCCCACCAAGAATACCTAAAAGTCGAGAACCTATTCCCACAGTTGCAGCACTCGCAGCAGCTGATCTAGATTGTGCAGCAGCTAAAGCACCCTCGGCTAGAGCTAATTCACGTGTGACTTGGGCTTCAATTTTCTTCAGCTCAGCCATACGTGTTAATGTTGCTGTCCGCCCTTTTTCAGTGATTTGAGACTTTAAGCGCTGTACTTCGAGAGCTTTCTCCGCGGCCAATGATGCTAAGGTTGCTTGGGTATTTGCGACTACAGCTTGAGTATTAATTACTTCCTGAGCTGCTGCCGCTCGGTCTGCTTGGATCGCTGTATATTGTGCAAATGTTTGCGCTGCTAACTCTTTAGTCTTTGCTGCAACCGCAACACCTGAAGCATAAATAGCTGGAATATATGTTCCTAACCAATATGCTCCGCCAACCATCATGGCAGAGGTTAAAACATCTAAGTTGCCCGCTAATGTTTTGATAGACCCTGAAAGTACCTGTGCAGCACCTGAACTCTTGCCAGCCTCGCCAACAAACTTTGTAATTTCATTTCCAAGAAGAGTTAAAGACTGCCCAATAGTAATATCAGTTTTTGCAAATAATTCATCAACATTAGATTGGACGTTTTTAAGAGCACGAACCAACTCTTGTGATGTGATTTTTCCTTCTGCTGCAACGGATCTTAGTTCGCCTACAGTAATTCCCATGCCTTGTGCAATAGCTTTAGCTAATGCTGGGGTTTGCTCCATGACAGAGTTCAGTTCCTCACCACGTAAGGTACCACTCGCTAAGGCCTGACCAAACTGTACTAATGCTGCATCAGCCGCCCCTGCACTTGCCCCGCTGATTGCAACAGCTTTTGAAACCGTTTCAGTTAGGCGTGCGGTATCATCCATTGTTAGATTTAAAGTTTTAGCATTATCACTAAAGCGTTGGTAAACCTGTAAAACAGAATCCCATGATGAATATGTTTTTTGCGCGATACGGAAAGTGTCTTCAGTAGCCTTATTAAGTTCGATTTGACTATTAGTAACCAATTTAAGACGGTTTTGAAGATCTGTGTAGGCATCCATTTTACTGATGGCAGCACTCACAGTTACCAGTCCAGCCATATAACCGGCTAAAGCACGCGTCGATACAGACAGGTTATCCATTGACTTAGTTGCAAAATCACCTTTACGCTCAATGCTATCTAATTCATTGCCTAGATTACGCGCATTACGCTCTGCATTTTTAGCATCAATTACAATGACGAGACGTGATTCTTGTACCATCTTACTTTCCTCTAGGCAATAAAAAACCCGCAATAAGCGGGTTCCTGTGGTTTAGCATTGAATATATTTAATTCATAATCAGCTTAGTCTTTAGTGTGTCTTCAATATTTAAAATTTATTGAACTAAATTAAAATTTCTCAAAACTTTGTATTTAATATTCTGATTATTGGCATCTAGAATTTCTAAAAGAGCACCCTTATAGCCGATTTGTTTGGATTCACTTAAATCATATTCAACATCGTTATTAAAGGCTGGTCTAGCTAGATTTCCCGAAAATTCACGATAACCTACATTAATTTTGTTTCCTATTTTCCCACTATAAATCAGTGTTTGCTGAAATGTATTATCGCGGAGTGAGGTGATTTTCTTAACTTTAAACTCAGCATCTTTTGAACAAGAACTTGCATTAAAGATTGTAACTGCACATAGTTTATTTTCCTTGGAGACCATTAGTACCTGAACAGGATCTGCAAAAAAGCTTTTCCCGACTAATGCGCCAGTCTTAGTTATTGGTGAAAAGAAATCGCCTTTCTCATTGCTTCCAGTCTTTGCATACTGCCCTGCTGGTAAGCTGTATAGATTAACTTTTATTGGATTAGCAATATCCAAAACATCATCTTCACTAGCATTGCCTTGATACAGCATTTGCTCTCCAACACCAACTGTAACCACCTCCCCAATATTAGGACGGCTTGTCATCTCTGTAATTTTCGAAGTGGCATTATATGAAGGTGCTACACAGCCAGCGAGCATTACAGATACAAATGTACCAAATATGATTTTTTTCATGGAATTACCCAACATTATTTATGAGAGTAATTTAACAATTGGTTATTTAGGAATCAATAAAAACCACTATCACTAGTGGTTCTTATTTCTTATTAGCCTTCTTATGCGCCTCGTCCAAGAACAAGTTATCCAGCGTAAAGATACAGTCATTAAAGATGAATCGCTCAACTGGTAAGTCGTACTGCTCTACATAAGAATTTATCGCAGCTATATCTATCGCCAACGGAACACCCTGCTCGTATCGTCGAGAACGAGCAATGGTGTTATAGGCTGAAAGAATGGCATTTGCAGAGTAGGAATATTCAGGAGGATCTGGCAGTTTTACGCCGAGCGCTTCTCTTTGCTTTTTTTCGTGGTCCGTGAGCCCCGCGAATTTGTTTGCGTAGTTGTAGAGGGCTGTGACTTTCCCACAACTTCATCCTTATATGCATCAGCTTCCTTCTGCATCTTTTCAGATTCTTTGCGAATAAAGGACCAGATAGAAATACCTAAATCACCCATGTTAAGAAGCTTCGTCGCATTCTCCGCATTGTAAGGCGGTTCAGTTTTTACTTGCGCATCATCAGCATTCACTTCTACGAATACCACGCCTTTCCAGTCTTCAATGAGATGACATGCAGCGGCTTCCAGTAAAAGCTCATGATAAAGTTTATCTTCTTTTGAAGCTAAGGCCACATCAAAGCCTTTAGAAGTGATTTGATTGTTAACCCGCTCCAATGCGACTTGGTAAGGCTTATAGCTAATTCCACGAATCTTGAACTCAGCTAAAACATTACCTTCCGCATCTTTATATTCGCGCCACAAACTGACGTCTTTATTTCTTTGAATATTGACTTCAAGAGCCATTTTATATCTCCAAAAATAAGGCAGCAATTAAGCTGCCAAATCAGAATTAAGGCGTTACAGGTGCAATCACACGGGTAATGATTGGTGAAACACGGATATGGTTGTAGTTGATGTCGATTGTGATGGTATCCTCACCACCACCATCAGGGTGATTAGCTTCAGCTACTTCAAGTTTTGGGAACTCGAAGGCATAACCATTGCCGTCTTTATCTTCGATTGAGAAGTTAATTGGCATCGTGTCACGAGATTTGATGAAGTCGATATAGCCCGCAGATTGCGCCGAGAACATGTATTGAGTGTTCAAGGTAATGTCGACAATCTTTTCGAGATATGTCGTTGCTGTGAGCTTCTTAGAGCCAATACAGCGAATTGCTTCCATATTGTTGTTGATAGTAAGTTCAAGCGATTGCATACAAGCCGTACCAACCACCGTTTCACCATTTACTGTTAAATCGCCAACGTTCAACGCTGATACAAGTACAGTTTCAGGAACTGGAAGAGGAATCACTACAGGGCTTGTTGTGGTTCGTTCAAATAAAGTGCCCATCAAGCCAAACGTTGCTGTAATTTTGCCAGTGGTAGCGATCGACATCGTGAACTCATTAATGCGAACACCACGATAAATAAAGACTTGGTTAATATCAGAATAGACTTTAACAAAGGTAAATGTTTTACGAACATCTCCACCGAAGTTTAGTACGTCACTGTCCCAGTTGTTAAGCGCAACACCAGATAAGAAGTCATCAAACAAGCCAATAGACAACTCAACTTCTAATGAACCTGTGATTTCTGCTTCAGTAGCCATGCCACCTTGACGGAAGCGTGTATCTGCAACACTTGTAGAGGTTTCAGTTGTAACGTTTTCGGTTAAACCATCAGTCACGCGACGAACGGTTTTCCACACTGGCGTTGTTGGCAATACTTCAGGTGTTTGTTCCTCTGCATAATAGAGGCGGATTTTTGCACCACTCGACATGGCTTTTACTCCTGTTAGGCATAAAAAAACCACCTCGAAAGGTGGTAGATAAAATATTTAGGCAATAAAAAACCGCCTTTCGGCGGTGTAGTTTCAGATTGTTGATTTCAATTTGGATGTGCTTGTTGCAATTCTAAGAACTCTTTTTCATTAAATTTCCTGCCACATTTTGAACACAGCCAAACAGGCGCGCCACCCAAACTTTCAATCTTTAAGTACTCAACATGATCATGCCTGCATGGTTCTTCTTCAATAAAATCAATAGAAATACTTTGACCTTCAGTAGTCTTAAATATTCTTTTGATCATTAGATTTCCCTTTATTTGGCATTAAAAAGCCCTCGAATTGAGGGCGTGGTTTGTTTATTAAGGGTCACATTTCAAATGCCACCCTTTAGAGGAAGAAGTGAAGGCTGAAGTTCTATTTCTAATTGTGAGATTTCGCTCTCATAGACTGGCTTATCATCACGCCACGCGCGCATATCACGTGCTGAGCAGCTAATATGTTCTTTTCTTGTTTTGTACTCATGAGTAACGTGGTTATAACGAGCCCACTTAGACTGGAATGCTTGGCTTAATTGGTTAGCCATCCACTCAAATGCATCAATGAATTGTTCTTTAATTGCATCAGCTTTCTCACCATTGAAGCCCATAACGAGGAACATAAAGCCCCGTTCTGTCATTTGGTAAAAGCCTGTTTGACGCTTAGTATTCCCTATCTTCTTGTTTTCTAAGGTAAACGCAAAATTGCGCTCACGGAACTTTGTAGAGCACTTCATATTTTTTATTGATCGAAGCACATCAGAGTGTCGTTTCCCAAATGCTTCAGCAACGGCATAACTTGTAGTCTTTGGTTCACCATTATCATTAGTAACCAAAGCCCGTAAATTCAATGTTGTCATCATGTTCATAAGATTTCCTCTTACTTGCTCATGTTCAAAGAAAAGAACTGGCAGGCACACTGAACATGAAAAGTGTGCTTTTCGGGGATCAACCTAGCCAGTGTTCGCCTGAATTTCAGGCAACAAAAAAACCCTGCATTGCTGCAAGGCTTATTCTTTCAGTTGAAAAAATGGGTTTTTGTCCATTTTTCCTAGTTTGAAAACAATAAAACCTGCCGCAAAGGACAGGTTCGTTTAAAAGTGAATTAGATTTTTTGTGTGATTAAGGCTTGTAATCCAGATCCACAGATACACCAGTTACAGTGTTTTGTTTTGGACCACCTAGACTGTGATTGCTTGCAAGTCGGATATTCACATCAGAGATGCAAAGTTTATTTTCTTTTTGCCATTTTTGAAGTTCGGCACCCATCATGTTGTAAAGGTGTCGTTCAAGTTCTTGGCGTTTAATTTCAATTTCTTCTAATGTCAGCATGCAAGACATATCAATTCACCCTATATCCAATGGACACATTATATTGAACAAAGTCTGTGTTATTCCCCAAGTTCTGCACTTGGCCTTGTAGTATTTCTAATTGACCGATTGAGAAATATTCAAAGTGACTTAGCCAAGCATCAGCAAGCTGAGTGATTACCACTTCATGAGTGTTTAAGCGAGCCATACAGTTAATTGAAATAATCCCAGTTCGGCGTGTGCAAGGATCATCTCCAATAGCTGCAATTAATGACTGCCCCCATAAAATATTTATGTCACACCAAAGTCCATCAACTGGCACAGCAAAATCTTTATTTGGATATTTAATCCGAGTTTGAGCTATTCTAGTAAATGCCAATGCTCGAGTGATTATGGCTTGTCGTGCTTGATCTAGTGTCATTGCCATTTTTAACCACCATATTTTTGAGCAATATAATTAAAGGTAAGGCCATATACGCCTTGGGGTGCTTGTTTGGAGAAGCCGCCAGTTGTTTTGGGAGTGGAAGGCTTGTTCGTGAAGTTTCCGTACTCAATCTTTGTGCCATAAGGACTATTGGTCTGAATGTAGACAGTTGAGTAAGGAACTAAATGAGATAAAGTACTTGTACCCTTGCTGATCGTTGAAGCCCCGCCTTTATCCTTTTCGGCTTCATTGTAGGATTGGTCAGGTTGGTTAACACTAACTCTGTGTGAGGCTCTAAAAGCACCTGTATCAACTGGACTTTGAAGAACTACACCACCAAGGGCATCAATCACAATATCTTTTTGTCTTTTGGTTAGGTCTGATTCAACGGTTTGGATGAAGCTCGAAGGTTTGTTTGTCCAGCCCATAATTCACCTATAAAAAAAGCCCTTAATTAGGGCTTTCTACTTTTACCTTGATTGAATTCTTTAAAGGCTTCAATTCTTGCAGAAGTGGATACTTCTTATGAAAATTCTCCTGAACATAACCTTCAGCTTCATCATAGTTTTTTTGCTGTTCTGCCAAAAATTCTTCATCTGTATCATTTGTATATAGGGTCTTGTATGTAGCTATATCGTTAGCTTTGATTACCGATGAATACATACGCTCCACATACATATATGTTTCAAGCTGTATATCTAAAATTTGCTTTACCATACTTTTAAAGGCGATTGCATTAGCATCATCAAATTCAAATTCATTGAGTAAAGCTTCAAGCTTGAATATATTATTTAATATTTCCTTGAAGTTATTTTCCATATATTTACTTTGCACTTCAGAATAATTTTCTTCATCAACAACATCCATGTGGAAGTCATGAATCTGTGAATCCACCTGTTTCACAAGGTTATATATTTCCTTACCTTGTTCTTCCCTGCTTTTTTCCACATGTTCTAATCGCCAATCAGAAAATAATATTAGGGCAGTTACAGGGGCAAGAAAGTAAGCAGTTAAAGTCAAAGCATCACGGCCAATTTCATAAACTTCATTTGCAGTTGGGGATCTACTTATGATCTCTGTTTTAAGAACAAATCCCAAAGCAAAAAGGAATGCGAAGAAAACTACTGTTCCGAATAAAGTTAAACTAATCTTCTGTTTTAAAGTTTTATTTTTCATATAGCCCCCATGTGTTTAAGAGGCTTATATCAAATATTCTTTCTTAAGCAAAGCTTTATACTTTTCTTAATTGAATCGTCCACGTTGCGTCCGCGGGATCTTTCCCATAGCTAACAACTCGATAATTGCCGCCTCTAATAACCCAAATGTCATTAACATCAGGCTCTACTAAAGCACCTTCACTTGATACCACTTCATTTTGCAATAGCACGGCTTTAGAGTCTGTGGCGCGGTAATCTATAGGCTTCACTAAATCTTTCAAATATGAGCCAAATAGGACGCCTCTACCGCTATATACATATTCGGTGTAGGTGTCTTCTCCAGTGGCAGGATTAGATCCAACTAATATTTTGCGAGTACAGGTGAAGGAATCTACAGCATCTGCCAGTTCATCCTCTGCATCAAAGGCAGCACCAAGTTCTTGCTGAATCTCATCACGCATTCCCATGACTTACTCCGTAATGACAAATGTGTTGATGTGATACTTCTCGCTCAAGAAAGGCTCTAGAAGATCAAGGATGAATTGCATATCCCCGCTGACCGACTCTTCTTTTCCTGCAACATAGGTTTTGCTAACAGACGTACCTGATTGAGCAGAAACCGTTTTAGAAGCAACAACCCCTTCTTTGGTTGTGTAGAGTTGACCTGCTGATGCAAGCTTTGCCAGATAAGCGCCTGCCGTCAGTATAGAATCAGGCACTTCGCCTTCTGGATATTCTGGTAAATTCTTAGCATTAAGCCACGCATTCGCCTGCATTACTGCAATGACAGGGTCACCATTGCCCCACCAGTTAGGCCCTAGTTTTTGAGTCACACTTTCGACTGTCACATAGTTCATAGCTTAATCCTAAAAATCTAATTAAGAAGGACGGCCCGAAAGCCACCCCGCTTTAGTTATGCACCGCCATTATCAGGTGCTTCTGGTACTGGAACCGCTACTTCAGGGTCCTTAATGCCGTAATCGCCTGCCGTTTTTGCAGGGTCAAACATCGTACCCGCTGCTAATGTGTCTGTTGCATCATCAGCATATCGGCGGTCAGTTGGGTATTGGTATTTGTAGTCTGGTTGCTTCTCAGCCATGACTGCTCTCCTTAAAGGTTAGTAATTAGGAAGCGGATTGAAGTGTCTTCTGGTGAAGTCACAAGATTCCAGTTTTCAGCTTTTTGTAAATCTGCCCAAGAAGCACTTAAAGCCTCGCGCTCAGTACCACCTGTTAAAGTATCTTTAGGTGCAATGAAGCTAAAGCCTTGTGGATGAATCAGCATGTTGCGACGAGTCCAAAGGATTTCATGACCAGCACCGTTACCAGTTGATTGCGTTTCTTCAACAGCTAAATCTTTACGTCCTGGCACAGAGTCGTATGCAAATGCTCGTGGACCTGCAAGAATAGAAATAAACTTAGCATTCGCCCCCGTACCAATTTGCGTGTTTCTATCTGTTTCAATGACCGCACGGCCGTTGTAAACCTTAATAGGAGGCAAATTATCACTTGTGGTTACTTCTTCAAGTAATTGTTGTTTACGCATCTTCGCTGCAATACGTGAATGCACAAACATCACACCACGTCCACGCAAACTTGCATTCATTGTGCTTTCGGCATCAATGTAAGCATCTACGGACCAACGCGATGCCTCTGTTGCTGTTGAAGCAGAGATATCAGTAGTGAATCGCTTGCCGTTTGCTTGGTCGTAGTTTCGTAAACCGATAACAGTAGCTAAAGCCCGATTTTCCGCGGCTTGTTGCCAATATTTATTTAGCATTCCGCCAATAAGCTCAAGTGAATTGACCTTAGATAAATACTGCCCAAGAACTGATTCAAGAAAGCCTTCATTCAAGAACGCAACGCGGCCCTGCATCTCACCTGCATCGATTTGTCGAGGCATTGCAATGTCAGTCAGAATGGTGTTGCCATAGTTCTGTTCGACATTGCCATCCACACCGTTAATATATGGAACAATAAATGTTGAAGAGCCACTAGTTAGCAATGGACGTAAAGATTCATCAGAAACAAATGCACCTGATTGCACTAGTGGCGAAACTGCCACAGGGTTTGGACGCAGATAAGATAAAACTACGTCACGGTTAAATACTTCTACTAAAGAAGGCATGGAGTTACTCCCAATAATTAATTATTAAATTCGCCATTCGCCATTGCTGCTTGGAATCCTTGAGGATCATTCTTTTGGAAATCCAATCGCTCTTGCGTAGTCATTTCACTTGGTTTCTTGGCAGCTCCACCACCTGAACCACCGCCAGAAGCCCCACTTCCTGACGCATTTGAAGCAACAATTAATGGCTTAAATGCCACATTGCTCCGGAACTCTTTTTTAAGGTCATCAATGTTCATTGCACTAGGTTTGCCCTGCGAATCTAGTACGCGAACTTTGACTTCACCGTTTTCATCAGTTTCAACCTGAAGGCGGTTAGTAATGTGTGGAAGCAATACTGCCTCCGACCCTTTGATAGAAAGCTCACTTGCTAATGATTGTGCTGTTTGCCCGACAGTTAATTTGTAGACTTGGTCCTGCAATGCTTTGGTTGCTTCAGTGTGTTTAGCTTCTGCCTGATCAAGTTTGGCTTTCCAAGAAGCTTCTATTGCAGCAACGTCACCTTTTTTACGTGCAGCTTCTTCAGCTTCCTTTTGGGCCTTCTCTTCAGCTTCTTGGCGTTTCTCTTGCTCTTTTTTCTTTTCTCCAAGGAGTTGCTCTACCTTGTTTTTAAGACCTTCAAGCTCACCATTATTTGACTGTGGCAGCCCTTCAACTTTTAAATAAAATGCACCGTCTTTTTCTTGGTACATTCCTTTTTGTTCTTCGGTTAAGCCCTCTAGGCTTTCCAATTTGTACTTAAGCATGTTTTGCTCCCTGAGCGGTTTTGCAGTCACAAACTGCGGGCAATAAAAAAGCACCCGAAGGTGCTATAAATAGAATTAGGTTTTACTTTCTTGGTTTTGTCCAAGCTAATAAAATTAGATCTTGAATTATCTGCTGTTCGGATGTGGTCATAACCCCAACCTCTTAAACATTTCTTCATCAAGCTTTTTGAGTTCAGCAAGTGTGAATGGCTGACCTGTGAGTGGATCAACAAACTTATCTAGAGAGTATTTACCCTCTTTGTACAGTTTGTATCGCGAAGGCCCAAGCCAAGACTTTTGAAAAGCTGCATCCTGCTTATCAAACCAACCCTTAAATGTTGTATTTGAATCAACAACACCAATTTCGCCTTCGCCATTCACTTTGTTATTGAATGGTCGCTTGCCAATGGTTTTACCTTGCCCATCAGTGACAGGAATAAGAATAGATCGGCAGTTTGGGTGAAGTGGTGGAACTGGATGAGGCTCATCTTTCTTATAAACCTTGTCCGAATATCCCATGCAGATTTTAGAAGTACGACTATCTAGCGTTGCAATGAACTTCACATACTCAACACCAATGGTTGTGTACGTTTCATTCAAAGCAACATTTGATACATGGCTTCGAGCAGTACGAACCATTGTGGCAATCTGTGATCGGCTTTGATCTAGCAAACCATCCTGATAATTAAGAGCCTTCTTACCCTTAATTCGCTGGATGATCTGTTGGTTATTCTGATCTTTTGATAACCCATCTCGAATAACTTGCTCAACTCTCAACCGAGTATCATCAGCAATTCGAGCAAAGATAGAATCAAGTAAAATACCGCCACTTAAAGGAGCTTTCTTCGCCTTATTGAGCAATGTCTTTCCATTTGGCTCTATTGCCTTCTCAGCAAGTGTTTTAGCTTGATATGTAGCTTCGTATACCGCCAATGCCGTAGCACTTACAGAGAAGCTCTCAAGCAGCGCTGAAGCCACTGTACTTTGCCATGACTGGATAACTGTCCGAATCTCTTTTAAAACAGGAGTTGTATATTGCCCTGCCATCAAAGCTGATCTTTCAGCATCACTTAACTCATCTAGCAAATCTCTAAGCTGTGACAACATCTCTCCCGATATTGAATCAAACTGAGATACTAGCTTTGTAATTTCACTAGATGACAGGCGATAAAGGTAAGCTTGATGAGAGACCAAAGCATCAAGTAGTGCTTGTTGTGACAACTGGCTGTTCATTTGTCACTCCTGATACATATCCGGTCATTGGGGCATTGACGATTCCTTTTTCGATACGCAATTGCTCATCCTCAAAACTAATTTCAGGAACTTTTCCTGTTGTTAGAATCTCATGGAAGGTTTCCATACTCATACGATTAGCAAGCACCATTTCCCAATAGAACTTAAGCGTATCAAGATCAATCTTTCCTTTAGCAAAGTCTTGCTTGATTGTGAGCTTGGCTTTACTTCCTGAGCCATAGAACTCTGCACACCATTTCAGCGCATATTCCATCGCTTCATTAGTGTTGGCCACACAAAGAGAAAGTACACTGTATTGTGCAAGTTTTTCATTATTGGATTGAGTAGCCGTTTTATTAGCTTGCTCAACCTCAAATAACTTAGCTCCTTGCGCCTGCATGTACTTTTCTTTGCCTTCCATAGCCTGTCTAGCTAAAGTGCTTTCAGTGACCTGCTTGTAATCAAATGATGAACCTTTTGGAAGCATGAGAGGGTTTTTAGAACCCAGACGAACACCATTCTTTTGAAGCCAATCTCGCCAATCGGTATCTAGTTCATTAATTACCGGTTGAGCCTGACCACATATGAACACCATCTCTTCATAGCTCGCACTATTCTGATAATGGGCTAAGTTCATGGTGACAATAGGTTCTAGTGGAATTGAGTCAATATTCCAATCATTAGCCAAAGCCCCCAAAGGAATAAAAGGAATTTCATTCCATCTTTGGCCTAATGAATTAGTTGGGTAGTGAATTTCACCACCCTGTAAATCTCCTGACTGATCCGAATAAACTTGAACGTTATATTCATTGTTATCATCAAGACGTAATACCCGGTAAGTATTTACTTCTTTTTTGGCGAACTCATCTTCAGTATCTTTTACTGTAGATTTTTCATATAAAACGATTAAGTCAGGTTTATATACCGATCCAACACGCTTAACACTCCAGTTAATAATATTTAGAGCATCATAGAAAACGATTGTAGGACGAATCCCTAAGTTTTCGGCTTGCTGTACAGATACATTTCCGTCGGTAGTAGGATAATCAACAAATAGACCGCCACGGGCATGTTTCAATAGACCTTGAAGGCATGATTGCCCCACTTGGTAAATTGATTTGCCTGTACCATCAGCATCGTACTTAAGAAAATCCATTCCATCCGGTTCGAATGTTGGGTCCTCAGCAAATACAACTCCCACCATCTTATTTAATGTGTCTTTCGTAATTTCGTAAAACACAGCTCTTGTTAAGTACGCTAAATAATATTGGTCGTTTTGAGTAGCATCTGCTGTAACATTTGGCTTTGGCAAGTAATACTCACCACGCTTTTTAATCTTGGTTGAGCCTTCACAGACATCGTTGATAGTTTTCCAACGCTCTTTCATGTCCGCGTAAGCTTGATGTTCAGTATTTACTGGCATTAGAAAACCATTCCTATATCTAGTGTTTTAGCTGCAACTTTTTTACCCATTGCTACTGCGAACATACGGAAGCCATCAGCACCGTGTGAATGCATGTCATGAAGTGGGTTATCTTTCCAGCAGCCTAATTTGTCGTTCCATTCTTTGCGGTAGTTCTCAAGATGAGTAATACCTTCAGCACATTTGTATTCGTCAAACTCACATAACGGCAAAATTTCACGAACTTGCTCAATTCCGTCCATCACTAAAATGTTTGGTACAACCTCAAATGAAACTGAGTACTTTTCACCGTCATCCAAGACATAGCCTTCTTTAGCAATGTCTAAGCGAGACTTACCATCATTCATCATCGATCGGTTTTTAATATCGTGTGGTGCATAGTGCTTGCTGTACTTGTAGCCCTTTTCCTTCAAGACCTTGAAGTAATGGCGCATACCTTCACCAGAGTTTTCGTAGTAATCGATCACTTGGTAATAATTATCTGAGAGCTTTCGAACAAACCAAATAACCATCGAGTCTGAAACACCCAAATCCCAGAAGGTCATAACAGGTAAGTGATCATTAACAGGTAGTGCACCAATACGTTTATTGGCATACAAGAATTTGAATTGGTTCTTGTAGTAAGCCCCTTCAACTGACTGAGCAAATGCTTCACTTGGAATACTTGGATATTCCCGCTTCATGTCCTCGCCGAGTGTCTTCTCTTTCGAGTGATACCAAGCTCTTTGGTTAGCAGTTGTTTTAATATTGTGCTTGGCTTCTAGTTCATCAAAGTATTGGACTAGTCGCTGTGGTATCTCTTCTGTAGGCTCAATTTCATAATCAGCATTCTTCCACCAGGAGAAGAAAAAGAATTTCCAATCTAGAGGACTTAGTTTTTTGCTGAGTAATAATATCTTTTCAGCTAATTGGCAAAACTCATAAAAGTAGCCGCTTTTACCTTCTGCGGTACTCTCTAAAGTAATACGGCCTTTAAGACTTACAGCTTCAAAAGCCCCCGTAACAATCTCCCGAGCTTTATCTGGAAACTTCGCGCAAATCTTACCGAACTCAGATACGTGCAAGCGGTCTAGTGTCCCACCACGGAAAGAGGTTGATACTGTGATCGATCCACCCTTGCCAAAGACAAGCTCATCCTTAGTTTGAATCTCTAATGGATTAGCTGCTTTGATTAAATGCGGTAACCGATCATAGGCATACTTAACCTTTTCACGGAATAGACGTTTAGCATCATGCAAGGTGTGTGCAATCAAAGCACATTTATCAGCCATGAATAGCGCAGCATCTAACTGGATAATGCACATCTCAGTTGTAAAACCCAACTGACGCGCCTTAAGGATAATGTTCCGTGTCCATTCGTTTTCGAAGTATTCAAGCTGCTCAAGAGTCATCTTGAACTTAACTTGCTTACCTTCTTTATTGGTAATGTAGTAAAGATTATTTAAGCGCCATAACTGGTCTTTAAGTTTCGCTTTATGCTCAGGTTTCAGCATGGCTACTCCTTAAAAATTAATCACCCTCGCTTAATTCATCCATTAATTCTGAAACAGACTGAATCTCAATTGTTCCTGAATGTTCCACTTTGTCCTTGAAAGCCCCAACAGCAATATGTTTGCCTAATAGTTCAAGGTTTTTAACTTTGTCAGGCCATTTGATTTTTCTCATCCATCCAGCACTGTCAGTTATTTCCATATTCTCAATACTGTTGACATACTGACGCCAAATAGGAGGCCATTCATCTAACGGCTTCATATTTAACTTTTCGTCCATAATGTCGAAAACGTCCATCTGGTCAATTTCAACCAGACGACGTAAGACATAATCAGCATCAACATCAACACGGTTTAGACGCTGTCCATTTAGGTAAGCAATACGCTCTTCTACTTCCTCACGTTGCAGCACGTCCCAAGCATGTTGTCGAGTTTTAAAACCTACTGTTTTGCCAGCCTCTTGAGGACTAAGCGTTTTTAAGTATTCGTGGCAGAACTCTTCATGGCGTAAATTCTTTAAGGGTTCTGCGCCTTTGATTTGTTCTTCCATTTAACACCTACTTACTTTGCTCGCCTACAACACCGATTCCATTATCGAAATCATTTTGATTTTTAATTGCTAAGTCTACGATTTCTTGTGATGCTGCGACTTTCACATCGTCTTGTAGTACAAACGGGCAGCCATCGATTTTGATCTTTGTTCCTTTCGGGATAGTTCCACACTCTAAAGTTGAGTCAGATTCTGTTTTGTAGTCTTCTTTAGGGTCAAAGCCTTTAGGGAGCCAGAATGGATTAAGCATAATATTTACTCCAACGCATATTTAAGGTCATCAGGCGTTTCCAAATAACACCCTTGTTTTAAGCAAAATGCATGTATGTCGTTTAGGTATTCCGTGAATTGAGCTGTACTTGCATCTGTAGTGCTCATTAGCTCACATAGACCATCTGCTACTTGCTGATAGGCTGGATGATTTGAATCTCTCAATCCCCTAACAGCTTCGAATGTTTTCTTGTATTGTCCTACGTCGTCACGATCATAGATTTTTGAAAGGAACTGCTTCTTAAAGTAGAGATGTTCATACTCTTTGTCAGTTCCACGATTCTTAGACCACTGATGGAGCCACATCCAGTACAACCGGTTCTGAGCTTTTGTGCGGTCTTTCTCTTGAGGTGCTATTAAGACAACCAAAGGCCTCCCTTCAACTGCTGCCTGTGAATGGTTTTTGTTTAGATAATTCGTCACATAGTTGATGTCGCAATGGTTCTTAATAGTGAATCTTGATTCCATTTTGACACCTCAACCTAACTATTTTTTCACTGCATTTGGATAACGTTTTTTCAGAATCTCATGAATTTTAGCTGCTGCTTGTTTTGCTGACTCTTTAGCATCTTCACTGATGCGTTTCTGTTGCATATGTTCTTGAAGTGTCATTTTGACCTCGCAATAAAAAACCACCCGAGGGTGGCTTATATTTAATTAATTTTTGCAGTAATTACCGTCCACCCATCTTTATCTACAACTCCAACTTCAACATTCGAGTCTTTAAAATAGGCTATTGCTCGTTCAACCGCATTGCCATCAAAGTGCCTAGTAGGCTCTGTTATTTGGAACGGATTACTTATGTAGGTCAATCCAGTATTTAGCTGACTTACTAATGAGTCTGCTGAACAAGGTTTAAATGATTCAACCACCATGTGGCTCTCCAAATCATGTTAAGGAAACTCATCTTATGCGCACTTAAACGGACTTTACAATAATTAATTTATTTATTTCAACCACTTATTCGCTATAGCAAATTTCTTATTGTTTAAAAAACACTTTCATCCTTAAGATCAAGCATGCGGTTTGTCTTTTCCAGCCACCCATCAAACAAAGCTTCTGATTCTTGTCTTGTGCCTAGTTTGAATTGGTCGAAAGCAGCATGGCACATTGCACATAAGGGGATTGTGTAGATATCTGAACTTTTTATGCCTCTACCCTTGCCATGCTTCGAACTGTTTGAATGTGCTGCCTGTGAAGGACTCTGACCACATCTAACGCAGGGCAACAACCTAACAGTCTTCAATCGCTTTGCATCACGCATTTTTAAGGTTCTGTTTGATGTTAGCTATTTGAGTATCGATATCTCTAATACGACGTTTACAGTCTTGTTTAAACTGCTCTCTTGCATTGAGATGATTCAGATTCTCTAGATTGAACCGATCTTTATAGAGTAAATCTAAATTCTTCTTCGCTTCGATTGTGTCCATACTCACCCCAAGAAATGCCAGAATATCCAGATAATTGCTGCACAGAATGCAAGCCAGATACCAACCTTTAAGTCCTTAATGAACTTGGGCTCTTCAAAGCCTTCCATAAATTCGTCATGCAGATCATTGTGAGCAGTATTCCACTCATAAATGTCCTGTTTTTCTTTTGGAGTAATATAAACCTGAGCTTGTTTTTGTGTATGTGCTTTTGCATTCAGACGCTTAGCTTTCTTCTGTTTTCGATTCATAAATACCCCAAACACTTAGCTTAGATGAAGTGACCGGCTGAGATTCCCCAATCCACTATTACAGTAAAATCACTTCTCTAAATTAACTGGCACGCCATGCAGGGCTCGAACCCGCATCAATCACACTAGAATTATGATGTCTTATCCAATTAGACGAATGGCGTAAAAAGAAAACCCCACCAATCGGCGGGGCTACAAAGATTTAACCTTTCCACACTTTCTGCATTCCTTTATCGGATCACCATTGAAATCAAAATCATGTTCCCAACAATGCCAACAGAATACTTGCTTGATGATTCGGAGCATGTGACCTCCAAAATGCAAAAAGCCCATCGAATGATGAGCTAATTATTTATCAGTGATGCCTTACTTACACTTCGCACCACTATAACACGAATATAACACTTGCCTTGATCAAGGTCAATTTTTCAGGGTATTAAAATTTAATAAATGGGTAGCGAACATGCATTGCAGCTAATCCACACTTAACATCAAACTTTGCATCAACTCCTGTTCGGTTTTCATTAACCATCTCAGCCCATGAGTTACCATAGAAATATCGGTCAATTACAGCATCCAACCACTCGTCCAATATAAATGATTCACCCTGCATATCTAAGATTAACTTCTGCACAGCTCTCGCCTCATTGTCTGTAATTTCACAGGTTAGACCCTTACGTGACACCTTTGGCTTCTCATGCTCACTCAACATGTAATCTGCCACAACCTGACGCTTCTTCTTAACACCAAGCTTAAACTTCTTCCGTTTAGTTACTGCCTGATCCATAGCGACAGCAATCGGATTTATGCTCTTACCACAAGTTCCAGAGTTTGAGTACATCCATGCACCAAACTGATAAAGCCATTCTTCAAGACTGTATTTAGTCCAGTCTGTTGTTTGCATAATGTGATTCACTGCCGCATTCATACCCTTACCCCTAAATCTTATCCAAATCCAAAATAGTCAAAGTTCCCCAGTGAACTGCACCTGTATCAATCCAATAGCAGTTGTCACGCTTGCAAGGCTTTTGAGTCACTGTGTGTCCCATAATCACTGCATCAACACCTGATACATGTGCATATTGTTGATTATCAGAATCAAGACGCTCTCGACCCCACATCGCTAAATCAGATGGCGCACGGTTTTTAGATGGCAGGCAAAATGACTCCTTAAATTCATCCCAGTTGTTCTGTTCAATATGGCCATGAACAAAACCAAACTTCTTGCCTTTGTAATTAACCTCAAGCACGACTGGTAATTCAGAGAACACCTTCGCAATGTTGTACATAGCCTGCCCATCAAGCATGTAAAACCATTCACCACCATTATCGATATGGCAGCGCTTATAGGATTGATCATGCAAACCACCAATACATAGATCTTCATGATTGCCGCGCACAGATGTGAACCAAGGCTTAGAAAGCAATTCAATACATTCAAGATTCTGCACACCACGATCAACCAGATCGCCAACAGCAACTAAAAGATCATTTTCAAAATCAAAGCCAATTTCTTTGAGGCGATTCATCAGCAAGTTGTAGCAGCCGTGAATATCACCAACTGTCCACAATTTGCCTTTAATCTCTTTATCCCAAACCTTCACCAAACCCATCACGCCACCTTCGCCCTTTCCATTGCCAATTCAATCCACTTGAGCACTAGACCTTCTTTCACTTGGTTCGTAGTGCCACGAATTACTGTCCACCCCATAGCCGCTGCCGTAGAGTACTTCTCACAATCATCTGTGTAGCCTTGACCACGTGTATGACGTCCATTGCAAAATGCACCGCCTTCTACTTCGACTAAGATTTGATAACCCTTAATTCGAAAGTCAGCCTTCCATCTTCTTTCCGAGTTAAAGCGATACTCTTGTTCGTACTTGATCTTCATTATGTCTAGTTGGCTGCAAAGCATTTGCTCGCCTTTACTGGCAGTCTTCTTAAACTTAGGTGGCACGCGAGAACGCGCCACAGGTTGTGAATTTCTTCTTTGAGCCTCTTTGAATGTGGTCATTTAACTGCTCCCAAACTCAATAGTTTTTGATATTCAACGTCGGTCAATGTCCAAGAGCTCTCATGCTTTTGCATGTTGTATTTAACTTGTTTGAAAATCACCAATGAGTCAGAAATGTATTCAGCATCTTCTAATCGCCCAATTTCATTAGCCGCTTTAATCAATGGCTCGTAATTCCGTATCGCATATTCAATTTGAAACTGAGTCAATGTGCTAAAGTCTTGGCGACTTAAAAGTTCAGGCTTAGCTACCGACCATCCAAATTGCTGAATGTGATCTTCAAGAGTCAATGTGGTCATTGGTCAAGCCTCACTTAACTCTAGGTTTTCTTCGATTGCCCTTGCCCTGCCATGGCTCAGGCTCTTTTGGAGTTGAGTTGCTAAGGATCTTTGGCATTTTTAACTCAAGTTCTGGCACCTCAGCAGGTATTGCCTCTGCAAATGCACTTGCCATGCTCAAGTGCGGCAAATTTCCTAGAACTATTATCCTTTTCATTCCTCCCCCTTGAGCGCTTGCTCTAACCGCCTCAACGCACTTAAAACACCGCCTTTGATAAAATCAGGATCATCTATTGCATCCTCATCTACCCAGCGTGCAGCACCATTGATCTCTTGAAGTGCTGCATCCACCCGATTTTGCAGCTCCTCCACTTCCGCTTGCTTTTTCTTTAGCCCTTCAATTTCGTCAAAACGATCACAATAGATTTCCCAAGATAATTGCATCGCAGCAATCTTGTATTTCCCATCATCAAAGATGAATAGCTTTTCACCATGCATATATATGAGCTTTGCATAGCTGTCAGAGCACTTGATACTACTTTCAAAATCATGTCTTTTCCTATCCATCTCAAACATCCTTAGCTTTGCAGTTTGGCGAAATGTGTTGGCTCATGTCTCGGTCATCGCCAACTTCTTCGATTTGTTTTGTGTCAATGCGGTGGCCTGCTGCGATTTCTTCGAGTGTTGCATGACGAATGTCGCCACCATATGAGCCCCATCTTTTTCTATTGTGGTGCCAGCACTTAGTCTCAGTTATTTCTAAATATTTCCATTTATTAACAGTTCTTGTGACCTTAAAAAGACTTGTTGGATAGATGCCGAATTCATGTGCTACATCTTTGTATACGACATAGTCGTTTGTTTTAAACTCACTCATGGCTGGCTCCTTTTGACTGGCACGTATAGACACACTGCTTAAGAACGAAGATCCTGTATGCATCAGAACCAATCACCGCAACTGCCACAAATACTAGGGCTGCAAATAAACATATTGTTTTTGTTTTACTCATTCCCTTCTCCGTAGATCGATTTGTAATCACGCACAGCGTCACGAATTGGTTGCGGGTCTTCTGTCAGTTCATGCAGCATGTAAAGACTTTGTTTGCATGACTCGATACCGCCATATGCTTTAACCAAATCAACCGACTCCACGAGGCGTTTTAACTCAAACAATCCAAGAGTTTCACAATCATCAGTTGGCTCAAAAGGAAGATTGCAATAAACACCATCCTGAATATTGAAAGAGTCATCAAATGATCTATCTTTCCACCCCTCAACAACCTCTCTCGCCTTCTCAACACCGTGGTCTTTGATAAATTGTTCTGCTCTCATCCCTTCACCCCGTCACGTTTGGTCATGTTCTTACCAGCTCTGTGAAGACAATTAGCCACTGCCCAAGCATCAAGACATGTATCGCCTTTGAACTCTTCATCCATCATGTCTAGCCACTCTTCCTTAGCGCCTTTCCAACCTTTAGTTTTGAGTCCATGCCCTTTATTCACATAGCAATCTGAATAGCCGTTAATGAACTCTGATAGCTTCATAGGCGTATCGATTCGGAAGCCACGCTCAACAATCCCTTCCTCACCTGAGTCCTTCTTGATCTTTGCAAAGAACGTAACACCATATGTTTGATGATTTGGGATAGTTCCAAACTGAAGTGCTGTGAGTAATGAGCCTTGGTAGATCTTCATAAGCACTGGTAAAGGCAGTTGACCCGTTGTGTCACCTGATTGCTTTTCGTATTGCTCTACGATTTCAACTGCATTGAATACATTCCAAGACAATTGGAAGTGCTGGGCCTTAGGAGCTTTGCGTTGTTTTCTCATGCACTTACTCCTGACATAATTTCATTTTTAGCTCTAAGTAATTGCGCATATAAACGCTTTGTGCATGATCTGGATTTACGAACACGCCAGATAATTGAATGTGATGTGCCAGCTTTAACAGCAAGCTGATTTTGCCTACCAACTTTCGCTGATACCCATTCGCAAAGCTCTTTAATTTCTTCATTTGAAGCCTGTGGAACTTTTGGACCTGATTTGGGCAATGGTGCTTTCTTAATAACCTTCGGAATCTCTACAGGTTGCTTAATATTCAGATACTCTTTAAGCGGATGTTCTGTCCCATTCATCACAGCGAACTGAACTGCCTTAAGCACACAAACTTCATACTCTGGTCTGCCATTCCGTTGAGCAACCACAGCCAATTGTTCTCTAATTTCTGAAAGCATCATGCCGCACCTCTCTCGTCCTGTGACTGGTAGTACTCAGGGCTTAAGTCAGTGAATGTTGCGCGCGACAAGTCTGTAGCCAATCGAACTGTACCAATTGAGCCATTACGAGCTTTACCAATGATGATTTCCGCTGTACCCGCTTCTTTAGAGTCCTTGTTGTAGACTTCATCCCGGTAGATAAACATGATGATGTCTGCGTCTTGCTCTAAGTCACCTGACTCTTTCAGGTCTGCATTTATAGGGCGTTTGTTTGGGCGTGTTTCTAAGTTACGGTTAAGCTGAGCTAGTGCCACCACAGGACAATCAAAGTCACCTGCCATGCGTTTAAGCTCATTTGAGATTTCGCCAATGTCTTTGTCTGAACGACCAAAGTTGTTTTTGGTGAGTGGTGTTACCTTCTGGATGTAATCAACAAAGATTGCGCCGATCTTCCCGTACTTCGCTTGAACCTTCTTCGCTGATCTGCGAATAGTCGCTACTGTTGAGCGGTTGTTGTCATCGATCATTAAAGGCGCATTCTCAAGGATATGAGCAGCAGTATTTACCTTCACCGTATCGTCACTGTTTGCGTCAATATGGCCTGTTAATACTTTGCGCAGCTCTACACCACCAATGCCGCTAATTAAGCGCTGTGCGATCTGATGTCCGCGCATTTCGATTGATATAAACAACACTGGCAACGACTGGTTGATCATCATGTCTGCTGCGATGTTTTGAGCTAAAGTTGTTTTCCCCATCGAAGGACGTGCGCCAATGATTACTAGGTCACCTTTGCTGATTTCACCAAGCTTATTGTCTAGAGCTGTAAATCCAGTCTTAATACCACCTTCAAAAGCCACTTGGTTGTGAATAGCCATGTGACGATCAAGGAACTCTTTCACAGCTTGCTTAGAGAATTCATGAGCATGTTTAAGCTTGTCGTCACCTGCACCAAAATCTAAGTTTTGAACTAAAGATTGAGCTTTGTTCACAGCTGATTCGGCAGAATGAGTAACCATGTCATTAGCAATTGAATTAATCAGCTTGCTTGTCTCTTGAAGTTTTCTGCGAGTGGATAAATCTTTAAGCTTCTTGATGTGAGTAACTAACAAGCTCACGTTACTAACTCGGTTCATCAGATTGACAACAAATTTCTCATCTATCTGATTTGCCTCAAGTGGATTTGCTTTAACCAACTCAAACACTGTTACTTCATCAAATGCTTCGCCTTTGTTTAGTTGGGCCTTGATGTGAGCAAATATGATCTGATGTTGTGATGCATAGAAATCTTGAGAATCAATCTGTGAGATAAACTCATCAGCCCCTTGGTCAATCGTCATGAACGTAGACAGGATGCTTTGCTCAACTGGAATAGAAAATAATTCAATCATTGGTCCATCCCCTTAAATTTCTTAGCAACACCTTTGAATTGTGTTGCTGGTAGTTCAGGGATGGTTTGTTGCTCAACAACTGGGTTTTCTAACTGCTCAAGCTCAGTGTTTGTCTCTTGCCAGTTCCAAGCAGCTTTGAAAGATTCCCAACCACGCACAACGATGATTTGGAATACACGCTCATTGCTAAGCTTTGCTTCCTGTGCTTGTTTGAAAACAAGTTGTAATGCACGTTGAGTGATTGGTTTTTTCTTCTTGTTGCGAAGTTCGATGTATTCAGATGCTGTTTGTTCAGATACACCGTTTTTCACTAAGAAATCTTTTGCTTTGAACTTTTGGTTTTTTGGCGCTGATTCAACACGAATAATATCTGTAGTATTCTCTGTGTATTCTCTGTATGTATTCTCTGTATTAGATGGGCGGATTTGTGCATTCAGTATGGCGCTTTCGTGCATACAGTCTGGCGGATTTGTGCATTCAGTATGGCTGTTCTGTGCATTCAGTATGGCGGAATTGTGCATACTATTAATATCAATGCTTTCAGAGTATTCAATCAAAGCTTGATACAGGTTTTCACGCTCTACACGGAAGTAAACACGACGAGGTACACCCATTTTCTTTTCAGAGATAAATTGAAGTGATTTTAGTGTTGCTCTAGCCGTATCTTGCTCACGACGAGTAAGACCAGTTTCTTGAGTCCACTCATGATGTGTTTTAAAGATCCAACCTTCACTGTCTTTAGTGCGAGAGGTCCAGTAGACCAATTGAGACAGCATAAGAGCGCCATTGATCCCACAACCTAAAAATACATAGTGTTTGTTGAATGCTATTGGCTGTTCGTTCATAGCTTCAATCAACTTAATAATTGGAATTGATGCACCCATCAAACACCTCTCATCACAAGTTCAGCTAATTCAGCTTTCGCCTTAGCCACTGCCATTGAATTTTCGAGTGTTCGATTAAGCACATAAGCCTCAACCGCTTGTTGAAACAAACTTATCTTCCGATTCAGTTCTGTTTCTGCTAATATTTGATAGTTCATTTGGTTCGCTCCGATTGAACATTGAGCCTGATCCACGAAATCAGGCTTTTTTATTTGTCTAAATCCCTGCAATTCCCTTCCGATCCCTCAGCAAAAATTACTTCTGTTGATAAATCCCGCATCAAAGCTCCTAATCCCAAGCGCTCAAATGATTTTGCTTGTAAATTAAGTACATGCCACTCACCTGCTATTTCTTTCTCTAGTAAGTACGCAAGATATTGAGCAAGGTCTTTACCTTTAATTTCAGCCAGAACTTTTGCACGTTCATGGTTTTCAGGAGATAAACGCACATGCGTAGATTTTTTTTCAAGGCTCATAAAATTGTCCTTAAACAACAGTTAATTCTGAAAAGTAATTTTTTAATTCAGGACATAAGTCCAAAGCTTTGAATTGCCCATTTGTTCTCTTCTGAATGATCAAGGCTGACTTAACAGATACCTGACCAGTAGAGACCATGTGATTAACAGTTGGTTGGGTAATATCTAAGGCAGTGGCTGTTTTACGCTGACTGCCGAAGAAGGAAACAACCTCATCTATTTGGCTAGTTGACATAACCATCTCCTCTATATGTATAGACTAATTTATAGAATATTCTATATTTAGTCAACAAGAGTTAATAGAAATTTCTATTTTATTGTTTCTATTAATATTTGAGGTGATAGAAATGTTTATATATTATTGAGTTCGATCTATATGTTTGAGATTCAGAGCATGTCCACCCAATCTGAAAGATTGAAAGAATCACGCTTAAAAGCTGGGCTATCACAAAAACAAGTTGCAGAAGCTGTGGGAATGAAACAGCCTTCTTATGCATATTTAGAAAAGTCAGCAAAACACGGTTCATCTCACTTAGCTGAGATAGCTAAAGTATTGAATGTAGATCCATATTGGTTGAGAACTGGTGAATCTGTTGAAGATACCGACAAAAGTTTAAGTCAAATTCTTGAAAACTCTCCGAAAGTTACGGTAATCTCAGGAGAAGAAAAAGACGAAAGAATTTGGATTGATTTGGTGAATATACGGTTTGCCTGTGGGGATGGGGAATCAATTGAATTTCATTATGATGAAGTTCTTGAAAAGCGTGATTTTCCTCCACAGTTTTTTAAAAAACATGGTGTTAAGCCTGAAAATGTAAAACTTGTTTTTGCAAAAGGCGACTCACAAGAGCCGTATGTGTGTACGGGGGATGTGTTCGCCATTGATTTAGCAGACACAGAAATTAGGGATAATGAGTTCTATGCTGTTTACTTTGAAGGTGAAGCAATGTTGAAGCAGATCTTCAAGGAAGAAGGTGGGAAATTAACTCTACACAGCCTTAATCCGAAATATAGAGATAAGACTGTTTCAGCTGATAATGGTGCTAGTTTTAGAGTAATTGGAAGACAGTTTTATAGAGCTGGATAGAAAAATATAGAAAGATGCCCGCCTTGAGCGGGTTTTTTATTGCCTTTTATAAAATAATTACAAAAATATCCTCTATATAATTAGGAATTTAATAGAAGAAATATAGAAATTATAGACAATATATAGAAATTTCTATTGATTACTTTTATAGAATATTCTATATTTATCTCATCATATAAACAAAAACCGCCATAGGGGTCGAAGTCTAGGCGGTTTGCATCAAATGCGGAGATAAGTATGAATCAAAGAATCAGAAAGTACAAGTTTAGCCAAGCTACAGTAGATAGCTTTAAGGGCTTCATAGGCGGCTCAATCATATCAATGGCCCTAGGCATATTGGTTGTAGTTCCCCTCCTTCGTAGCTGTGCAGCAGAACAAGCAGCAAACGAACTCAAAGCAAAAGAAAACCTTTATGTCCGCGTTCAGGTTGAGGGGGTGGAGTGATGGAAATCTACTCGATTGAACATGGCTGTTGTGAAGAAGATATTTGCGGTCGTAATGGCTGTGAAGGAACGATTGTTAAAGATACTGCTGCAGAAAGCTGTAGCTGTCATATCAGCCCACCTTGTAGCTATTGCCACTGCGAAGTTCAGTGCAACGAATGTGGTTGGGCGTCGCGCAATGAAAACGTTCAAGAACAAAGCACACCTGTACCACCAAGTGATTGGTATATGCAAATGAAGCAGCGTGAAAAGGAATTTCGTGAGCAGTTAAACGACGCTTCCTTTGAGTTTGAGAAGGTTTCATTCAGAACAGAAAGCCATTCAAACAGCTCGATGAAAAAGATAGGTGCGTTCCCTCGTGGAATGTCTAGAGAGCAGCTTAAAAAAGAAGTTGATGGAACTTTTGGCGGGCGCTTTGAGTGGGTTACTGAAAACCGTTTCTCTTTCATAGCCTATACAGATTAAGGAGCCCTCTCATGGATAACTACAAAGAATATTTAGATCCTGCTGATGGGTGTGCCTTAGTCAAGCAGTCAGTGAATATGCCAGTACATCCGCATTGGATTGCAATTCCAGAAGGTGCAGAAATAGCTATCAAATTTAATGTTGATAGAGATGCTCATGGCATTTGTTTCTACAAGAATAATGGGAAGTTAAGTTTCAGTCAGAAAGATCCCAGATGGGAAGAAAGCGAATGGTCTAAAGAAGACTTATTAAATGAGGACTTTAGAGATGGAAATTTTGATCTAACACACAAAGTGTTATGGATTAGAAAACCCCAAGACCAAGGCTTGATTAGCGGGGCTGAGGCGTTGAGAGCTTTGGCGGATCGTAAGGATGTTCAGGTAAGTACAGAATTTACTAAATCATCTTGGAATGATGACACTGCAACCTATTCAGCTGAAGAGATTCTTGCAGAAGAGACGGCAGAAACTGATGACTATAACAGTATGAAGTTATTTTTCCGCCTCAAACCACAAACCATCAAGATTGATCTTGAAATCCCTGTGCCTTTTGAGCCTAAACATGGAGAAATGTACTGGTGGATTGATGCAACTTCTGAGGAAGGTTACTCATACACCTATTTTGATAACAACAAAGCCGATCAAGACATTATGCAATTCGGAGCATGGCGCACCGAAGAAGAAATCAAGCAAGTCGTAGAACAACTTAGAAAGCCTGGAGGTAACAACTCATGAATATGTTCGTTACCCCTGTACTAGATGCAGCAGTCTTCACAAGCCTTGAAGTGATGAATGTTGATGTTGAGGATGGTGTTGTGCAGTTCTCTTTATCTATCACGAACGCTGAGCATATCTACATCGTGGCAAGTGTCAAAGGCATTGAGAAGAACGACACTTTCGAATATGGCGAAGGCTTGGATTATCAAGACTGGAAAGATGTCGAATACACGATGATGACAGTCGATTCAACTAGCCGCCCACATGTAGATGACTTTGATTATGTGGATGCAATCGAAGGTATGCCATTTGCCCTTACTTCTGTTCAGATTCTTAAGTTGAACGAGTATTTAGAAGAGCTGGCAATAGAAGAGAAAAAGACAGAGTTGAGAGGTGGGTGATGGAGTGGATTAGTGTTGAAGAGCGGCTGCCTGAAGATAACGAATATGTTGACATTCTTATCAATGGGAAAAGACGAATGGTCGATACGGTTTTTTTAGATAACAAGTTTTACATCTTCCCGCCATTTGCAAAAGAGCAATGGGTCGAAGTGAAAAACAATGTCACTCACTGGATGCCACTACCAGAACCACCAAAGAATTAGGAAAAGATTATGAATGCGCCAGTAAAAACAGAAGTGGCTGCTTATCAGCCTAAAGTAATCGACCTTTCTCGTTATGAGAAATATATAAACGATCCAAATTGTGATATCGAAAAGCTAGAACGCATGTTGGCAATTCAAAAGGAAATTATTGCAAAAGAAGAAGAGTCAGAATTCAACATGGCATTCCAAGCCCTTATTTCTGACTTGCCAATATTGCAGAAAACTAAAGGTGGTCATTCTGGAAAGTACACTCCTTTTGAGCAAATTTGGAGTCAGGTTAAACCAATTATTGTTAATCATGGTTTTAGTATCCGCTTTGAAACTGACACCGATATTCAAGCTAAGTTTGTAATTGTGGAATGCTTTGCTACTCACAGAAATGGAATGTTTAAAAAGTCTAAATCTGCTATTCCTTTTGACACATCAGGGAGCAAGAACCCTGCACAAGCAGTTGGTAGTGCACTTAGTTATGGGAAGCGCTACACACTTACTACGCTTTTGAATATTGCAACATATGATGAAGATGACAATGCAAACTCATCCATATTCAATCCTATTACTGAATCTCAAACAAAGATGCTGAGCGCGTTGTGGGACTTTGTTACGGATGAGCAAAAAGCCCTATTCATTGGATCGTATGGTGAGTTTAGTGAAATAGACAAAAAGAATTTCAATCATGCTCAGGCACAACTTCAAAAGTTTATAAAGATCAATCGAGGAACAAGCAATGCTAATACTTGATTGTGAGCAAGGTTCGCCTGAGTGGCTACAAGCACGAGCGGGTTTAATCACCTGTTCTGAACTTGAAGCTGTTTTCTCGAAAGGCACTGGAAAAAACCCATTTGGTAAAGGTGCAATCACTTACATGTATGAGCTTATTGGTGAGCAAATCACTGGTGAGCCAAAGGAAAGTTATTCAGGTTTTCATACAGAACGTGGGCATGTTCATGAGCCAATGGCAATTGAACTTTATGAAATGCAGACAGGTACTGAAGTTGCTAAATGCGGCTTCATTATAGGTGAGAATTTTGGATATAGCCCTGACGGTTTAGTTGGTGCAAACGGTTTAACAGAAGTTAAGTCCAAGTTACCTAAGCTACAGGCACAAATTCTTTATGAAGGGATTTTACCTACAGAACATTACTACCAGTGTATGGGCGGTATTTCGGCAGCGGAACGCGAATGGATCGACTTCATAAGCTACTGCCCTTCAATGCCTATATTTATTAAGCGCCTTTATCGAGATGAAAAGGTAATTAAAGAAATAGATAACCGTGTTGATCAGTTCCTTGAAGAACTAGATAAACGTAAGCAAGTGATTTTGGGTGCAGCAGCATGATGGAAATTAAAGAGACTCGTATTTATCGAATTCCTGCTCAAAACAGCGTAGATCCGATTGATTTGTTTGTTACTTGGTATGGCGAACATAAATCTCAGGTAGTTATCCGTTGTTGGGATAAGGCGTGGACAGCTTACTGGGGTGGTCATTGGGTTGAACAAGTGGAATGTTTTTTATTAATGGACAACATTGATTACTTGGTGACTTCTCTGTCAAGAACGCAGGCACATCAAGAACGAAGATGGTTGAAAAATATTATCAAATCTATTCAAGAGTATTTAACGGCTCAAGGTTTTGAGGTGGCAGCATGACATTGAATGAAAGAGAGTTGTTCGAGAGTGATTTAGCAGAACACTTAATCGAACGTGATGCTAATGGCTTCTATATTAATGATGAAATCCAAAATTCTTGGGAGAAACATCTCTTAAAAGCAAAGATAAAGAAACTTGAAGCTGAACTAGAAAAAGCCAAAGCTCAGGTGGTGCCAGAGGACTGCGTAATTGTTCCTAAAGAGTTGCACATAGAAATAGCTATGAAGATGGCAAAAGAAAGAATTTTCAAACAATCAGCAGGAAATGATCATGTCTGGAATGAGTTGGTAGAGCAAGCCTACAAGGATAATCTTCAAGCTGAGCAATATCGATTAATACGCGATTATAGAGAGATGGTAAAGGCAAGCGAATCGGGAGCTGAGGGATGAGTAGATCAGTTTGGTATTGCGTACCAGAAAGTTGCACCGAATCAAGATACAAGTTCTCGCTAAAGAGCGCGTTTCCTCTTGCAATGCATGATCTTTGGGTGGTTTGCGACGAGTGTGCAGAAGACTACTGGAGCAATCATGATGGATGGGAAGCAAGATGGCCTTTAGAGTTTCAAATATTTGAGACTGAAGAATCTGAGAATCCTATAGCGACATTTGAAGTGGATATGGAAGCAATACCAACATTCAGTTCAAGTACCAAAGAAGTCAAAGCGGAAAGTAAGGAGGGGTGAAATGGGAATGGCTACAGATCACGAATTACTCCATAAAATTTTGGAGGAAATGCAAAGCCTAAAAAAACAACTAGCCGCAGATAATGAAAGACGGGTAAGTGTAAAGGAGTTTCAAGAACGTCTCGGCTGGAAAAATACAAAGTTTTATGAACGCATAAAGATGGGTGAAATTGCTCCCCCTCTAAAGGATGGAACATATAGTTATTATTTAAACTCATATGTTAATGAGGTTGTCACAAGACGATCAAATTCTGCTACATTAGCCGCTTAGAAAAGCGGCTTTTTATTTGATTCAAATAAGGCACTTTTTGAAAAGTGAGTAACATTGTGAGTAACTTTATATAGCTTGCAAAAATATCAATTATATTTCAGAAGGTTAAGTTCATCATGCTTCTAATGATCGACAATTACGACTCTTTTACCTACAACATCGTCCAGTACTTTGGCGAGTTGGATCAGGAAGTAAAAGTTGTTCGCAATGATCAAGTCACATTAGAGGATATTGAACGATG